ACGCTGGCCTGTCCGCACAGCACGCCGCGTGGCTCGAAGCCGTGGCGCGCCTGCACGGATTGATTGACCCGCTCACCGTCAGCGCGACGGCCAGAACTGACGGCACCGTGGCGCAGACGGTATCTCAGGCCGGCGCCACGGTGACCATCACGACAACCGCGGCGCCGAGCGGAGCGACCGGGGTATCAGCGTTGTCGGCACAGCAGGCGATCTGGCTCGAGCGCCTGGCCCGGATTCACGGTCTGGTCGATCCTCTGGCCGTCACCGACACCAGCCGTACAGACGGCACGCTGACGCAGACGATCGCCGAGGCGGCAGGAACGACGACGGTCACGCTGCAATGACGCTCGACGCTCGACGCATCGCGCTGCAGGGCATCGGCTTCGGGGCGCTGGCGACGGCGCTGCAAGGCTTCGTGCCGGTCGAGGTGACGGATATTCCGGTGACGATCATCAGCGGCGGACCGCCAATCCGGCAGATCTATGTCCCTCGCTCGCGGGCGCGGATCGAGGAAGAAGAACTCATGCTGATCGTTGCGGCTGCTCTACATGTGATTGAAAACCTATGACACAGCTCAAAAAGATGGCCGACGACGTGTTCGACGCCATGCGTGGTTTCGTCGCGCGCAAGCTGGAAACCGTCGTCGCCCGCCTCGATGCGCTTGAAAGCCGCACCCCCGAGAAGGGTGCAGACGGCTTGAACGGCAAGGATGCGGACGAGACGGCTATCGCTGCGAAGGTGACCGAGCAAGTCACCAAGGCGATCGAGTCCATCCCCGCGCCGAAGGATGGCACGAATGGCGAGCGGGGCCTTGCAGGCGAGAAGGGCGCCGATGGGCGCGACGGCAGGGAAGGCGAGCCGGGCCGCGATGCGCTGGCGCTGGACGTGCTCGACGCGATCGATCCGACTCGACGCTATCAGCGCGGCACGTTTGCCTCGCATGCAGGCGGCATCGTTCGCGCGTTCCGAGTCACTGACCCGCTCGACGGCGACCTTGCGAAAAGCGGATGGACCGTCGTGGTGAACGGCATCGAGTCCGAGGAAGAAGAATCGCCAGACGACGGCCGAACGGTAAAGCGCATCACGCGCTACACCAACGGCCAGACCCTTGTGCGCGTGACCAACACAGGCGCCGTCAAGGACGCAGGAATCTACCAGGCGACCGAGCAGTACCTGAAGGGCGACGGCGTGACCTGGGGCGGCTCATGGTGGATCGCCCAGCGCGACAGCAAGGGTGACAAGCCGGACTCAGGTTCCGGCGCATGGCGCCTGGCGGTCAAGCGCGGCCGGGACGGAAAGGACTTCACCAAATGACCCCGCGCGAAGTCGTTGCGCCCACTGCCGAGCCGCTGACGATCGATGAGGCGCGGGTGCATCTGCGGCAGTTGTCGGACGCCGACGTGACAGCCAACCTGTCGGCCGATGTCGATGATGATTCGTGGGTGCTGGCGCGCATCAAGGCAGTGCGTCAGTGGGCCGAAGGTTTCCTCGGGTTCAAACTGACAGACGCGACCTATGAAGTTGCGTTCGACGAGTTCACCGATTCGACCTCGCTGTTGGTCGAAGGCGCAGTGACGATCACGTCGGTGCAGTACCTCGACGCTGCTCACGCATTGCAAACTCTGTCGCCAGCGGCGTACACCTTCGACGCTTGGCATCAGACGATCTACATCACGGCAGCCTGGCCGGCGCTTTCAAGCCGGGCGAGCCCGATTCGTGTGCGCTACAAGGCAGACGCAACGGCCGTGACGGAGGACATCAAGACGGGGCTGTTGCTGCTGCTCGGGCACCTGTACGAGAACCGCGAAGCCAGCGTGATCGGGGTGTCCGTGGCTCAATTGCCGATGGGCGTCGAGGCTTTCCTGCGCCCCCATCGCATCAGCCTGGGCATGGCATGAGGCGCGGCCAACTACGCACCCGCGTGCAGTTCCAGCAGCTCATCGTGGGGCAGGATTCGATCGGGCAAGCGACTCAGGTGTGGGCAGACGTGGGCCGCAAGGTGTATGCGGACATCAAGTACCTGACGGGTCTGGAAGCCGTCAAGGCTGACGCCTCGGTCGAGGTCACCCGGTGCAGCATGCAGATCGAATACCTGGCCGGCATCCTTCCGTCGATGCGCGCGATTCAGGATGGCAAGTTCTTCGACATCAAGTCGGTGTTGCCAGACCCGACTGGGCGGCGGCATCTGTTTCTCGTTTGCGAAACCGGGCGGTGAACGGTGGCTGAAGTCTTTGCGATCAAGTTCGACAAAAGCGGCCTCGACGCTGGCCTCGACGCTGTTCTGGCGCGCGCGCGGGCAGCCGTCCGCCCCGCGGCGCAAGCGGGGGCCCAGGTCTACTACAACGAAGTGAAGCTGAACGTCTCTCGCATCGGCAAGAAGACGGGCAACCTCGATTCGTCGATCTATCAGGTCTACAGCAAGGACAACAGCAACAAGGACCGCGCGACCTATCACATCAGCTGGAACAACCAGAAGGCACCGCACGGCCACTTGGTCGAGTTCGGGCACATCCAGACGCGCAAGGTGTACGTCGGCTCCGATGGCAACTGGTATACGTCGAAGGTACTGCTGTCCAACCCCAAGCAAGTCGGCGCTCGGCCTTTCGTGCGGCCGGCGTTCGGCAAGTCCCAGGCTGCGCTCGAAGCTGCGAACGCACGTTTCGTAGCCGAGATGAAGGAATCATCGTGAGCTTCGAGTCGGACCTGTTCGATGCGATCAAGGCGCTCGTTGGAAACCGCGTGATTCCCGACGTGGCGCCGGTCGGCACGACGCGGCCCTATGTGACTTTCCAGAAGGTCGGCGGCGACGCGATCAACTACCTCGAATCCACGCACCCCGGCCGGCGTCACGCGCGGGTGCAGATCAACTGCTGGGCCAGCACGCGGGCAACCGCCGCAGCCCTGGCCCGATCGATCGAAGTCACGCTTGTGCAGAGCACCGTCCTGCGCGCCTACGTCAATGGCGCGGTCGTCGATACCTACGAAGGCGACGTGGAGCCACCGCTGTACGGCACCCGTCAAGACTTCAGCATTTCCTACGTCTGAGTTTCCCCGCCCGATTTTGGGCTTTCACACGCGCCGCCTTCGGGCGACTTTCCCATTCCTGAAAGGCAAATCATGGCTTCAAGTTTCCCGAACGGCACCGTCTTTTCGATCTCCACCGTCGCTGCTGCGGCGGACGTGGTGAGCGGAATCACCAATGCCTCCCCTGGCGTCGCCACAAGCACGGCCCACGGCAATGCAGACGGCACCATTCTCATCGTTACTGCTGCCTCGACGCGACTCGATCAACGTCCGGTGCGGGTGGCGAGTACCGCCGCCAATACCTTCGCACTCGAAGGCATAGACACGTCGAACGTGCTCACCTATCCATCAGGGTTCGGCGTGGGTTCGGTGGTTGCTGTGTCGTCCTTCATTGCCCTTTCGCAGACCACCAACACCGCGTCCAGCGGCGGTGAACAGCAGTTCTTCCAGTGGGTCTACCTGGAAGACGGCAAGCAGCGCCAGCGCAAGACCTTCAAGAACGCCCGCTCGCTGCAGTGGACGGCCGACTACGACCCGTCGCTCGCCTGGCACGCCGCCCTGTTGGATGCGGACGAAACCGGCACCACCCGCGTTCTGCAAGCGGTCCTGCCGAACGGCTCGAAGATTTACTGGTCGGTCGAAGTGTCGTTCGATGGCGAACCCACGTTCAACACCAACCAGAACCAGCAGGTTGTGGCGACGTTCTCGATGGTGGCTCCGGTGTCGACTCGCTACGCTGCCTGATGGCGAAGTTCAAGCTGCAACCCAACCCCACCTTCAAGGCGAAGGTGGCGATCCCCGCTGCCGGATCGTCCGAGGCAGTGGAAGTCGAGTTCACCTTCAAGCACCGCGCCCGCGCGGACTTGGAGGCGTTCATTCAGGCCAGCACGACACGGCCCGACCCGGCGACCATCCTCGAGATGGCGACCGGGTGGGAACTGTCCGACGAGTTCTCGCACGAGAACCTCGAGTTGCTTTCGCAGAACTACATCGGCGCGTCGCGGGCCATCTTCGATCGGTACATCGAAGAGCACACCAAGGCCCGCTTGGGAAACTGATCGCCGCCGCTCGGTTGCTGTACCGGGCGCTGCCAGACGCCGGGCAGATGGCGGCCAACGGGCTGACGCTGGCGGACTTCGATGCGGACTTCACGGCCGAAATCTGGCCCGACTGCGAACTGTCGTTCAACGTCTTCTGCGCGATGTCGACGCAGTGGCGCACCGGCATGAGCGGAAGAACGGGGCTCGACTACGGCGTGCTTCCCCAAGTCATGCGGCTGTGCGGCATCGCCCGAGCCGAATGGCCGGCTGTGTTTGAAGACATCCAGACCCTAGAGCAAGCGGCACTCCAACAAATGCGAGAGAACTGATGGCGCAAGACCTGTCGACCCAGCTAGTCATCACCGCCGACGCTTCCGGCGTCGAGACGGGATTGGGCCGGGCGAAGAAGTCTCTGGCGGACCTGGGCATAGCCGCGTCCAACGCTGGAAAGCAGGGGGCAGATGGGCTCGATAAACTAGGGAAGGGCGCCGAGGCTGCAGCGCGCAAAGCCGCCAGTGGCGCGGAGCAGGCTGGCGATGCTGCTGTCGCTGCGTTCAGGAGGGTTGAGACCGCCACGGCCCGCCAGGCGCAGGAAGTGCGCCGCAACATTGCTCTCATCCAGTCGGGCGGCGACAAGACATCGCGCGAGTTTCAGGAGTTCCGGCTGATCGAGCGCGGCGTCTCGCCGAATGCGCTCAAGGGCCTTCTCGACCAGCTGGATGCGGCCAAGATCAAGGCCGTTGCGGCCGGGGCGGAAATCAAGAAACTGGCGAACGCCAAGCCGGTGCTCGACCTGTCGAGCGTCACGACTTCACGCGGCGCAACCAACTTCAGCAAGTCACTTGATGGGGTAGGCACGTCCCTGGGCGCCAGCGCGTTCGGTGCGATCACCGCCGCGGCAACCTCGACCGGGGCCGCAGTCGCTGCCACGGGCATCAAGTTCAACGAGTTCGGCCTGTCTGCCAAGCAAACGGCCGCGGCGTTGCGTCAGGTGCCGGCGCAGTTCACCGACATCATCACCAGCCTGCAAGGCGGGCAGGCGCCGCTGACTGTCCTGCTGCAACAGGGTGGACAGCTCAAGGACGTGTTCGGCGGCATCGCCCCGGCTGCGAAAGCCTTGGGCGGCTTCATTCTCGGGCTCGTCAA